CTCGTCGGGTAATCCGATTAGGTCGGGAGCCGACGCGCCTGTAGAAGGCCCAGTTACGATAGCCAAGATTCCCATAGAGGTCAAGGTACCATCCGCCATGGTTACCTCACCGGCGGGTATCACATTCCTTCACGGCGAAGAGGGGCTATCGTCTACTGTCAAAGGCAAGAATGTGGTGGGTAAGTCTACGTTACCAGACGATACTTTGATCCATGCTTATCAAGATACCGCCAAGGTTTGGACAATAGGCTGGGGTAGCACTTTTCTAAAGGACAAAAGCAAAGTATTAGCTAATACAGTCTTGACTAAACGCGAATGTGATGAACTTTTTGTCTTAACGTTAAAGGGTATATACGAAAAAGCCGCTCGGAGCTTGATTAAAGTACCTGTTACACAGTCGATGTTTGATGCTTGTGTATCGATGATCTATAATATGGGGCCGGACGGATTTTCGCATACTAGTATTCTACCCGCTCTGAATAGTGGCAAGTATGACGCGGCATCGGCGTTTATTCCAATTTCTGCAACGAAGGGGGGGGTTTTATCCGCGAGACGAGATCGAGAAAAGACTCTCTTTCTGAAGAATGGCATTCCAAACGACGATGGAACCACTACCCCAGTATTACCTGATGCGAAATCACCAACGAGACCAGATGCGACACAAAATCCAGTTGTTATAAGATCTAGAATACCAAGTGTCCCGAGTACGACCCCAAACGATACACCCAAACAGCTATCCGAGACGGGTTTTGCGGACCCCAAAAAGAAATATCCAAAATTTCTAAATGAACCCGATACAAATAGACTCGCAAGACATGAGAATCTTGGTGGCACCATAGTAGTTAAGAAAGAGGCTGGCCGCGCCACGGGCATTATTACTGCCACGGGGTCCACATGGGATCAACCCGCTATACCCTACAATGCATCGTATCCATATAACAATGTATACTCAAGTGAGTCGGGCCATATTCAAGAATTTGATGATACCGAGGGATCTGAGCGTATACATTTATATCATAAGGCGGGAACCTATACTGAGATTGATGTCAATGGAACCCAGGTTAACCGAATCATTGGCGATAATTTTTCTATTATGGAACGAAATGGCAATATTCTTATTCGAGGTAACTGCAATATAACTGTGCAAGGTAATGCTAATGTTCGAGTAGAAAATAATGCCACATTTGATATTCTCGGGAACTTTGATCTAAAGGTCGGCGGTAATATTGGTATTGGGGCGGGAGGATCTATCCGATTGGCCGCGGGAGTCGAAATATCCGGTGACGGCCCGAATATCCATTTAAACTCAGGCAAAGGCGGGTCGGTGTTAAAATCAAAGGGTGGCGCACGGGGCGATCCAAATCTATCTAAGTTAATTACTCCAAATCGGCAAGATGTGCTTCAATATGCCTATGATACTCCCGAGGATGGTGATCCAACGGAATTTATACAGTTGCATATAAGAGAAGGTAATATTGATCCAGATATGCTGGTGCCCGAAGTTATAAAAAAGGCTGAGGTTAAAATACCACCAAAGGTGTCGCCACCGATCGATCCATCGTCCTGTGATGCTATTATGCAGGAGCACAATTTTACGATGGCGTATAAGTTAACCGATAATTGGACATTGGGTCAAATTATTACGGGAAGTAAGCCTGAGATCCCAAGGGGCATAAACTCTGGCCTATCTGCACAACAAATCGTTTGTAATCTAAAACAGTTGACTATAAATGTTATCGATCCTATCAAACGTGTATATCCAAACATGATTATCACCAATACTTGGCGCTCAGAAGCTAGGAATAAAGCCATTAAAGGCTCTATATCATCAGACCATTTGACGGGATCCGCTGTTGACATAGTGTTTAATCTATTCGATGAGAAAGAGACTTTTGATGCTTGTATAGCAATCCAAAAATTATTGCCCGCATATAATCAGATTATTCTAGAGTATAGAGGGCCCACAATATGGATTCATATTTCATACAAACAAAGGGACAACAAAATGGCGCATTTTACGATGCGTAACGATAAAACGCATACTCGTGGCGCATTTGTATTGCTGTTATAAATATAACTAAATAATAAAATTATGCCAAGAATAACACGAACATACACAGATATAGATGCAGTCTTTGGGGCGAATCCGAACTCTGGCGATCTAAATATCCGGATTGACGACCGAGCAATAAAGTTTGCGGTTAAGAGTCTAGTGATGATCGGTAATTATGAGCGTCTATTTCATTCTGAGATCGGTACACCAATTAGAAAATTGATGTTCGATAATATGGACGATCTATTTGTTATAACTATGACCGAGGCCATCACAAATGTACTAAATAACTATGAGCCTAGGATCGATGTTCTATCTGTCAATGTACGCCCTAGTTACGATAACAATAAAGTGTATATCGGAATTATCTTTAGAATTAAGAATACAGAGAACCCATTAGAAGTGGGTGTTACACTCACCCGCGTGCGCTAGAAGAGCTATGAATAATAAAACAATTTATTATATTTACGCTTACCTGCGGGCAAAGGACAGCAAAGCGGCCATGGCTGGTACTCCATATTATATTGGAAAGGGCAAAGGTGGCCGAGCATTTGCTATGCATGGCAAGAAATTTCCACCTAAAGATCGTTCCAATATAATAATTATGGAATCTAATCTTACTGAACTTGGGGCCTTGGCTCTTGAACGCCGCTATATTATGTGGTATGGCAGAAAAAATCTCGGTACAGGTATTCTAATCAATCTCACGGACGGTGGTGATGGGCAAGCCGGTAACATAGTATCTATAACTACTAGGTCTGCTATATCGTTATCAAAGACCGGAAAAAAATTGACAGATGAGCATAAGAAAAAAATATCCTTAGCTTGGACAGAGGGAAAGAGAGCAGCGTTATCATTGGTCCTAACTGGTATACCTCTATCAGATGAACACAAGAAAAATATGGGGTTAGGTTGGACAGAGGAAAAGAGGTCTAAAAGATCATTGGTCCTAACTGGTATACCTCTATCAGATGAACACAAGAAAAATATAGGGTTAGGTCATATAGGAATTAGACCCACAGCCGAACATAAGGCTAAAATATCACTCGCTCTGACTGGGAAACCTATGTCAGAAGCTTCTCGGGCAAATATGTCGATCGCAGGACGAAAAAGATGCGCAGCTGGAAATATATGGTCGAAGTCATGTTCTATTGACGGAATACAATACAAATCCGGCGCCGTGGCTGCTAGTACTTTGGGTGTTGTTAAATCAACGATTAGTGTAAGATGCCACTCTACAGGCCCAAAATGGGCCACGTGGTTCTATATCAATAATAAATAACACAAATAATACTGGAGAATAATTTTGAAGCAAATCGTAACAAACGGTCTAGGATTCGAGGACATCAAGGCGAATTTAAAAACATTCCTTCGGGGACAGAGTGAATTTGATTCGTATAATTTTGAGGGTTCTGCGATGACCGTTTTGATTGATCTATTGGCATATAATACACATTACAATATGTTGTATACCAATTTGGCCATCAATGAATCTTTCATCGACTCTGCATCAAAAAAGGCCTCAGTTATTTCGTTGGCTAAGGCACTTGGCTATACTGCAAAATCTGTAACATCGGCCCGGGCTATTATCAATATAGTTGTAACACCCCCACCTGGATCCGACGACCTAAAGGTTTTAGCCCTATCTAAAGATACTATCTTTTTGGCGGGTATTGGTTCTTCAACCTATACATTTCGCCCTTTGACAAATTATAGCGCGATTAAAACTTTTGCGGGTACCTTTATCTTTAATAATGTTGAAATTATTGAGGGGACCACAGGCAGTATTTCATATACGGTCACGAATACTTCTTCGTATGTAATACCAAATGCCGATATTGATACAACGACACTTGAGATTCTGGTATCCGATAATTCTTCTTCAAATGTAGTGCGTCGATTCTTTCCTGCTGCTTCTATGCTTCGAGCGACCGGCACGGATCATTTCTTCTTTATCAAACAGCGAGAAGATCTATTGTTCGAAATCTACTTTGGCAATGGTGTACTAGGAGTTGCTCCAGTACCTGGCAATATAGTTAATATTGATTATCGAATTTCAGCAGGGTCTAAGGCGAATGGGGCTAACAACTTTATACCCCATAGCACCTTTTCAAATCCATTCGTATTTGATATTACCACGGTCCAGGCCGCCCGTACAGGCCAGGAAGCAGAAGATATCGAGTCTATTCGTTTCAATGCGCCTCGGGCGTTTGTGGCACAGGATCGAGCGGTCACTGCTATTGACTATGAGAATATTTTGATGCAACACTATCCAAATATTGAATCCGTGCGAGCCTGGGGTGGACAG